CTGAGGATAAGTTATCTAGATTTGCTATTTCGTTTGACATATTTGTCTCCTATTTATTTAAGTGTATATTATGCCACGTTTAAGTCAAGCCAGTTGGGGCCTTTCTTAATCTCAATATCTAATGGGACATTGAAGTCGCAATCATATAATTGTAGTAAAGAATCTTTTACTCTGCTACAACCGGTTTTAATTATAGATTCAATGGATTCTTCCTCACCAGGAAATACATCTATAACCACAGAATCATGTACAGTATTGATAATTAAACTTTTAACTTTTCTTTCTTTCATTAAAGACCAAACATTTATACAAGCTATCGGCACTATATCCGCAGTTGCAAAACCTTGAACAGGATAATTCTTTACAGTAGTTGAATGACTGCACCCACCCCATTTAGTTCTATACACATTTGGAAAATGATACTCTCTACCACTAGGTATAGATATTAATTTATATTTAATTGCTTTTTGTTCTAAGTTTTTATGCCATTCTGCAATGTCTTTATATTTTTCTAAGAAAGTTTTGTAATATCTTTTCTCATTCTCATTACCCATAATACCACCATACAAAGGTTTAAAGGTGTGGGCTTTAGCTTCTTGTCTTGAACAACCAATAATATCTGCAGTAAATTGGTGGACATCTACACCATTTTTAATATCTTCCATACCCTGTTTATCTTGTGCTAAAAATACAGCAGTTCTAAATTCTAGTTGTGCAAAGTCAAACTCATATATCTTACCACTATCAAATCTAGAGGTAATAACTTTTTTTATACCTCCGTCTCTTGGTAGATTTTGGAAGTTCGGGTCGGAACTAGACAGTCTTCCTGTAGCAGTTCTAACTTGATGAAAAGAAGGATGTAGTATACCACTTGGCCTAACATTATCTTTTAATGCATTAACAAAAGTATTTAGTAGTTTTTCATTGGCACTAAATTTCATAATTGAATCTACAAATTCTTTTATCTTGCCTCTACCAAATGTGCTGATTCTGTCTAGGGTAAATTTATCTGTCTTAAATCCCCCATCACAAGTATCTTTATATGAATAAGGTTTATATTTAAATCCTGCAATAGCATCTGTTTCCACATACAACCTTCCTTCGCCTTTACAATTTTTACATTTATTCATGGATTTATAAGGTGTCCCATCAACTTTAGTTAATCTGACTAAACCTACCCCATGACACTTCTCGCAATCTCTCGCAATAGTTTTATAAACTCTATCAGTATACTTATCTAGTATTCCCCTAAATTGTGGGTCTGTCATGTAAGGTCTTTTCTTTGCTCTACCAGAATATTTATCTGTTCCAATATTAAAAAGTTTAGCCCATATATCTTTCTCATGTACAGTTCTTGAATAGATAACTTTTGATAAATCTTCACCTGAAGATATATTTATTTTTGTATCTCCCATGACTTCTTCTATAGTTTTAGATATTTCTTTTTTAAGTTTATAGTGTTCTGCTATTAAATGTTTTTCTATATCTGCTAAATTATCTACGTTAATACAATTACCATTCATTTCCATATCAATAATAACTCTTAAAAATTCATTCATCATATTTCTAGTAGGTATTAATTTTTTATTGTGAGGTCTTTGATAATCTTGTATTTGAGATTGATATAGTTTGTAAGTTATATCAACATCTACTCGACCATACTCTTCTAATTTTTCCATAGGTATTTCGTCAATACCAAATCCGTCATCTGTGTATGCTTTAAATATATCTGATTTAACCCCTAATCCTCTTCTCTTACATGATTCTTTAAGTGATAAAGATATTAGTTTATTATGTTCATCTACCTTTTGGCCTCTTCTAATTATGTATTCTCCAAGCATTGTATCGTAAATATCACCATTATATTTCCACCCCTCCCAATACATCCAACTCAAATCAAACTTTAAATTGTGTCCAATAACTAAAGTAGATTCATCTAAAATATTTTGTATCTTATCGAAGTTATCATGCCCGTTGGGATTATCTTTGTGATTAAAAAAATAATATTCTTTATTAATACCCACTGATACTAATTTATTTTTGTCATTATAGGGACTTGGGTCTCCTTCTTGGTATGTAGTTTCTACGTCTAGTGTTGTTATCATTCGTACCTCGATAGTGTATGATTTAATGAACACTCAATATCTACATGCTCACCAGTTAATTTATTTTTGGATAAGTATAGCCACCTATCATAATCTTTATCAGAATCTCTAGGCTTACCAATACCAATAATTAAATCGGCTTCACCTGCTTTTCCTGTTTTAGAATTATCTAACCAATTAAAATCTATTCTTTGTTGATTGTGTGCTTCTGCCCCTGCTTGACTTATGCCTATCACTAATACATTATTTCTTTTAGCTAACTCTCTAGCTTGTTTATATATCTCTTTTAATTTTTCGTGTTGGGCGTTGTAGTTGCCACGAATATTTATTTTATCTAATTGGTCAATAATAATTATATCTACTTCATTCTCTTCACAATAATTATTTAAATCATCCATGCTAACATCCACAGAATCATAAATAAAAATATTATCTTTTACTTCCTTCCATTCTTTTCGCACTTCTTCAATTCTTTCTTTGACTAAATCTCTTACTATTCCTGTCCAACAACAAATTAATCTTGTATATATTTTTTTGGCAGGTTCTTCATTTATAAACGCATGACACTTTTTTCCTTGTTGTGCAAAACCATTTTTGTTTGCAACTAAACTAATCCAAAAAGCTGATTTACCTGCTTCGGGCCTAGCAAACACAACTACAAAATTACCCCCACCAACTCCGTGTGTAGCATCTTGTAATCTTTTTATATTAAATTTTACATTGCCATACTTTTCCTCATTCTCTATCAGTTCTAATGGGTCAAGATTAATCCTATCCATTTTGCTTTCATACTCTTTTTGCACTCCACCAATATTTTGAACAAAGGTTTTTATTTCAGAAAAGTCATATTTATCAGGGTTATTGACGAGGGCAAAACTTTTCTTGGTAAGTTCTTCAGCTTTCTTTTGTTTGTGAGTAAGATTTAAAATATAATCTACAGTTTTTTCGTTTGGTTCTTTTACTTTATCTAAACCAAATATAATATTTTTATCCCCACTAAGCTGATTGAATCCCATACGAGAGCCATATTGTTTGTCATAAAAATCAGCTAAGTATTCTGTAGATATAGAATCTAAATCTTTATCGTGTTTGTAGATTGAATCTATACACTTATAGATGTTGTGATTATACACATCACCTAGATTATATTTTTGAAATTTATCGTAGAATTTTTTTTTAAGTAAAGACTTTAATAAATATTTACGAACATTACCATTGGTCTCAGGCAAGACTGCCTCCCTCTTTTCTAACATATGTTAGATTACTGATTATTTTCTTCAGATATTTTATCTAATTGTTCGGCTTCTTTTTTTCTAACAATTATTTCAAGTATGTCTTTAAACTCACCATTTCCATTTACAAGTTTTTTAAAATTTGAAAACTCATCACTACTCATAGCAACTCTATGTTTAACTGTTAAATCAAAAGGCTCATCATACATTCTAACTATTATAATATCCTCCTTACTTTTAGAGTCGTACTTTTGTATAATGTCTTCACAAGTTTCTGAACTTATTCTTTGTATATAGTATCTATTCATCTTTAATTTCTGCTAACCTTTCTTGCATTTCTGCCTTCACTTCATCTAGTCTTGTAATTGGCTCTAGTTCCTCAATAACTATTTCATCTTTTGATTCGTAGTTTGTCTTAAAACTTTTAGTGCAACCACCCAATAATATAATAATAATAAAAGCAAATCTCATATTTTTTTTATTATACTAACAATAGGAACATCTGCAAATCTTTTCGTGCAAAAATATTTTTTTCTATTATGTCCTGCGTCTATCATTATCCACTTAGAAATTTCTACAACTATATCATCTGTATTTTTGTATTTTATGCTTTCCATATCTATAAACCCTGAAAAATGAGACTTATAGCCTGTTTTACTGATAGGCAATGTATACTCAGGAAGTCTCTGAAAGTTAACCATTTTTACCCCACTAGTCGGACAAACTTTCATAGGCTCGTATGTATGATTGTCATTATCTCCCAAATCTTTTAATTTAACATTCTCAAAACTTAGGTGATACGATATTGTAGGTTTATTATATATCTCATCATACCTATCAGAACTAACCTTGCAGTATGTTTCTACACCTTGCAAGTCTAGTATATATTCCCCCTCTACTTTATTAAAAAATTTATTTGTAGTGTCTTTCGTGTTTTCTAAAGAACTCATCTATTCTTTTCCTTTCTAATATTATAAATTGTTTCTCTATCTGTCTTTTAATTACTATTGCAGAATTATATGTGTCAAAGTTTTCTGTTTTGTATTTATTAAATTTACTTTTAAAAGTTTCTTTAACATACTTTGGCACATCTAAATACATTAAGTTATTTGTATCATACTTTTTGATAGATACAAAATCTCTAGCGTCAAAACCTTGATAGCTATCCTTTCTTACTCGGCCTCCTCGTTCACCCATTATAAACCTCCAAAAACAAATATGTAGCTAATAAATGCAATTACTATAAAAGCAACTGCACATACAATTATGAAATCATCTTGCATATTTTTCCTTTCCATTCTTTCATTTTAGAATCTTCAAAGTATTTTAAATCTTCATCTAACATCCATATATAACTATTTACTTTGGTTTCTAATTCTTTTTTAATACTAAAACATTTATCCGTTGCGTCCCTATCTAGGCATATAACAATATTACTAGCACTGTTTGTTATATACTCTATAAAACTTTCTTGTAAGCTAGTTCCCATTAATGCTATGCCTGTAAATCCACACTTAACCTCCACTGCACAAGCACTCACACAATCTTCTACTATGATTGCTATTTCTGTATTGTTTCCTGTAATAAAAGGAACATCTGATTTACTATACTTAAACCACTTAGGTTTGTGATGACCATACGCACGGCCACAAGCAGATACAACCTCGCCTTGATTCTCTACTAAAAATACAACTCTTTCTTGTGATACATCATACATAACTCTAGCATTTGTATTAGTGATTCCATAAGTGTCTAGGTATGCTCTAGATTTAGGATGCACAACATAATTAACAAAACTTTTAGGCATAATAAATTTATGATTATGTAATTGTTTTTCTTGGGACATAAAATTTTCTATATCTTCTTTTGATACTTTGCTACCACTACCCCCTTCTGCATCACAACTAGCATGAAAACAATGCCACAACAATACTCCGTCTTTATCTGTAACATTAAATGTTCCTCTGTTCATACAAAAGGGACAGTCCTGCCTACCTTGATTAACTAATTCTTTTACTATTTCTAATTGATACTTATAATTCATTTGACAAATCCAATATATGTGTTAACATCTAATTCCCCTCCCCACCCTTCTATTACCAAGAGCCAGAATCCTTATCATCATCTTTCTTTTCAGCAGTAAATAAAACATAAAAAAATACAAATAGTATTATTATAAATGAAATTATTAAAATAGTTTTATGTTCTAACATCATCTTCTTTATTTTTTACTTCCTCTACATTTAAAACTTGTCTATCTATTTCACTCTCATATAAAGTAGATGTTAATCCGTCTAGTAAATACTTTTCTCCTGCTTCCTTTTCTGTCCCTGCCTCTACAACATAACTTTTAGTATAAGATATTTTTACTGTTACTAAATACTTCATTTATTATCGTCCTCATCTTTCCATAAGTTAATTATCTGTTCGTTTGTTGAATCATCTATATAATACACATATCCGTTTATTGTGATGTATAAACAGTCTTCACTTTTTATTTCTATCTTCATTCTTTTACCTCAATACTTTCTATCCATGATTCAATATCACTTTTTAATGTTGTCCAATACTCTGTATTAAATCCAACTAACTCCCAAGCTATATCTTCTTCTGATAAACATAGCATCAATGCACAGCCTTTAGATATTTTCTTTTGTGATACTTTTTGTTCTACTTTATGCATAAAATCCTCAGCTTGTCCCTGTAAATAATTTTTAGTTTTGCCCACTTATATTATTCCTCACAAATTCTTCTAGTTCATCAAATAGTTCTCTACCCCTTTCTGTATTCCTTGTTCCGTCAGGATTGTCAGGGTCAGGCTCTATAAAATCATTAATAGTTTTTGGATTTGAATTTTCAATAAATATCCAAAATAGTCTATCGGTTATATTGTAGGCTCGTTCATCTTTTGTCATTGTTAGTCCTTTCTTTATCTAACCTATGTTAGAACATAACATCTGTCTTGTCAAATTAGCAAGAATCTAAGTGTTGTATTTTTTGTATAGATATTGATTTGTAATTTAAGAGGAGGTGAAATTATGAATGTGTTTGGGATTACTAAAAAGTCTATCAACTTTTTTATTAATATGTTTGATAGGAATAGTATTGATGAAAATGGTATCAGACGATATGTTGAAGTCGAATACAGGCCAAATGATTGGCAGTGGGCTAAAGAACAACTCAAAGCTGAGAAACTTAAAAACGTAGCATAATCAAGGTTTTTTGACCTATTTTAAGAGGCATACAGGGGGTTTTAAAAACCTCCGTGTGTGTTTGTATGTTGGGATTAATGTTTTGTGGGTTCGTCCACATCAAAATCTGCAGTAAAAATAATTGTGGACTTGGATAACTTATCATAAAGGTCTAAACCCTTTTCTGTGATGACAAAATAGGCAGAGCCGTTAGACTTAACTCTTTCTATAAACCCTTGGTCTATTAATTCTTGGATTCTTTTTTCAAGCTGTAAGGCTTCGTTGGAGTCTGTCAATTTCTTCTTCGACATTTTTTAAATCTGTTCCTTCTATTATATGTAATAAATCTTGACTTGCTTGTGTCATAATTAGTTGTGCTTCTTTTAATCTCCAATCACTAAGTGAATTTGTATTTCCATAAGAATCTAAAATCTTTTCTGCGTCTCGTAATCTGTAAGCTATAATTTTTAATTTAGTTTTTGGAACTTCTAACATGATATATCCTTTCGAAGTGGGTAGTTTTAATTTTCGCCACAGAGTTTCCTCGGTGTCTACACACATGGCACTACCCGAGCCA